CAAACAAAAGGGAACTTTTGCCGCCGGGGAAAAACTTGTCAATAGAACGCAATTTCCGCAAGATCCAAGTGCCACCGTCACGAATGTTCTTGAAGAAAATGCAGAAGCAGGGGTTACAGAAACAATCAACTCACAAACTGGTGAAACAACAATTACCATCAACTCTGATTGGACACCAGAGAACGCGGTGGGTGGTAGCCTCGTCGGCTGGTATAGACCAGAGGGATATGGCACATCAGAGTTTTATTCTGGTGGTGAAACAATTACATACATTGAAACTATCTCAAACTCTGCATCTGCGTTTAGTGGCGCAAGAACCACCACATACACTAGTTTCACACAAGAACGCAAACCTCCACTTGGCACGAATGGTTACAACGGTTATTCATACGTTGATTTGAGTGGTGCGCCAACCAGTAGTGGAACCTCTGGTGGATACCAACTTGGTCACACGGGTGATTTTGATTTTAAATCAACTGATAGTTTTTTCTTGACAGTTCTTTACAAAACACCAACACTTCCAAAGGCGGTTAATCTTTTTGATTACCCTGCAATGGATGTTTACCGAAATTTTCAGAACGGATTTGGAGGAGTCCAATTTACCAGAGGTGTTCTTGGTGATACACCAGACTACAGAGAGAGATACATTCAATTTAATATTAATAATGATTTCATCGCTCCCGATGGAGTATTGGTATATCAGGGATCACGATTACAAACCTCGTTTCACTCTAATAGATCGGTGCTTCAAGGTCACCAACCCTTAAGTCCCAGAGAAAATATGTTTGGTCTTGGGCAGCCTAATATTTTAACATGGGGTAGAGGTAGCGGCTCGACTTTGACAGACGGTAGTGGAATGCGACCATTCTTTAGGATCAATGGAAAAGAGGCACACCCACTCACGGGATATAACATGCTTGGCGAGGGATCTGACTTTATATCATCAGTAAACCTTGAAAAAGTTCAGTCTGGAGATCACTCAACAATTTTCTCACTCACTGATGTCACCGATCCAAATCGCTCAGTTTTTGGTGCTGCGAATGGTGACTGGTATGAGATGATTATCTACAAAGGGTTTACCGCTGGTGTTACTTTTGCAAATAGAGATCCTGCCTTCACCGCGATGATGGAGAGAACAGAGGGATACCTTGCACACAAGTATGGTCTTGAGGCGGCGGTGTTGCCGGGGACACACCCTTACAGTGTAGAAAAGCCAACCATTACCTCAGATGTTTTGATTGATAACGAAGTGCCGACTGACAACGGCACTGACGTAGCAATTAATGTCGGAGCAGAAGGAGACGAAAGACTTCTTTCCATTACAAAAGTTGTCAAAGGTGAGGACGCACCAAAACAGTTTGTTTTGAATCCGGGTGGCTCGACAATTTATCCGCTTAATCCGTTCGCGTCCGCACCCGATGACAATAATTATCAAACCCCAATTGGTATGACATCGGCATCCTTTGATTCTGGACTGACTTCCGTGACGTATGGTTCAACTATTCTTTATGATTACATCATCAACAATAACGGACAATATGTTTTGACAAACAAACTTTACGAGCAAAATCTAAACGAGGCGAAAAGGAGGATCAGACTCCCTCGACCTGCGGCAATGCCTGTGATTATTAAGGCGTTTGAAAGAGCGATCAAATCATGATCAAACGAGATCAAATCTCAAAACTAAATGATCTTGATATTGATCGTATCATTATCACAAATGATTTTGGTCTTGAGGCTGACATCACTGAATTTATTACCAGCCTTGGTTTTTACGAGTCAATCTTCACACCATTTATTGTTGGCGATATGACCTTACAAGACATGCAAGATATCATGACGAATCTTAGTATTGTTGGTCGTGAAAAAATTACAGTGTCGTTTAGCACTCCGGGCATTGATCCAGAAATCAGAACTGTTAACTTTAGAGTCATCGGTCAAAAAAGTAAAATTCAACCAAACAAGTCTAGAGGTTATATTCTTAATCTGAGACTTGTCTCTGAAAACTATTTTAAAAATCAAACCACACGCGATAGCGTATCAATCAAGGGTAAGCCGGAGGTCATTGTTCAAAAAATTAAGGAAGAGTATCTAAGTCCTGATATTTCTTTGGCGTTCGATGAAACCAATGATGAAGAATACTCATTGGTGTTTCCATTTCAAAGCCCATTAGAGATGATTCAAAAAGTAATGGTGAACGCGACACCATCTGATTCAACTGTTCCAGAGTTTGACGCAGGATTTTTGTTTTATGAGACAATCGATGGCTTGAACTTCAAATGCTTTAATAATCTTTTTAAACAAGCACCCTCATACGTTTTCTTTAACAGTGATACTATTGGTGCTGATCCAAAAACTGACGAGTTCACGCAAGGCACTTTCATTACAGAAAAAGTTGTTTTTAGAGACTCATCAAACAGAGTAAAACAATACGAAAATGGTGCGTTTTCAAGCAGAACATACTTTCATGATTTGACAACAAAACAATGGGGTGCAAGAAACTTTAGTTACATTAATGAAAACTTGGTAAATGAAAAGTCAGGGAGTCCTAATACTTTGAACACAAATTTGAATGCACCTTTGGCAAGGGCAATCGCAACGGCACAAAATATTGACAACACAATGTTCCCAGTGGTTTCTCAAAATCAAGTAGAAAACTATTCACCTCAAAAAATATTTTTTGCACCACGACATACAAATGTGCAGGGTGAAGATTTTGGAACAAATGAGAATAACTACGAAACACTTCCAAGAGTGAAATCTAATATGTCACTTTACAATGATACCGAGGTTGAGATTACCGTCTCGGGCAACTCACTTCTTCGTGCAGGACAAGTTGTAACTTTTATGGTGGCAAGAAACGAACCAGTTGATAAAATTAAAAGTAGTGCCAGTGAATTCAATGAAGAAAAAAGTGGCAAGTATGTGATTAGTAGTGTTCACCACAGATTCTTTTTACAAGACGGAAGTTACAAAACTTATCTAAATCTTGTAAGAAACTTTAGAGGCTCTATCGTGCCAAGTCAACAAAACCCTGTGAATTCGGAGGAAGCAACATGATGACACAAATGTATCAAGGAGTGGTTGAGGATCGCAATGATCCACTAAGTTTGGGCAGAGTTCGCATTCGATTTGTTGGTCTTCACAGTGAGGACAAACTTAAAATTAAAACCGAGGATTTGCCTTGGGCTTATCCTGTTCAACCGATTACGTCTGCCGCCATGAATGGCATCGGCACTTCACCATTGGGTCCAGTGGAGGGGACTTGGGTTGTTGGTTTCTTTAGAGATCAAAATATGCAACAACCTGTTTACTTTGGAACCCTTGGCGGTGTGCCACAAGAAGTTTCCGATCCCCAACAGGGATTCAATGATCCTAATGGTAGGTATCCCCTTGAACCATACGTTGGAGAGCCAGACACGAACCGACTCGCTCGCGGACAAGAAGAAGGCACGATTGTTGAAATCAAAAAAGAAAATGTTGATCGGCTTACGACAACAGTTGGTGGAGGACAGACAGAAGAAATCGAAGAGCCTACACCACCTTTCGCCGCACAGTATCCCTTCAACCATGTGAAAGAAACTGAGTCGGGACACATTCAAGAATTTGATGATACGCCCGATGCTGAAAGAATCCAGACATATCACAGGTCAGGGACATTCGAGGAGATTCATCCTGATGGAACGCGAGTGGTCAAGGTCGTGTCAAAAAATTACACGGTGATCATGGGAGAAAATGATATTCACATCGCACAGGACTCAAACGGTCAAGTTGAGGGATCTGTAAATCTTCTGGTGAACGGGGACGTAAACTTAAAAGTTGACGGAGATATGGAAACGAACGTCGGTGGTGATTACAAACTAGAGGTCGGGGGATCAGTCACGATCAAGGGTGGTCCCAGAATCAAGATGAACGCGAGTTCGATCAATTTGAACTGAGGTAAAGATGAGTAACGGTGCAAGAGACATTACTGACATTCCCGCTTACTACGACTATCTCGTTGGTCTTGGTTTTTCTTTTCATATTTTTAAAGAAGAGCCAGAGTATGACACATTTACTTCATATTCACCTAGAGGTTTTATTCTTCCTACTGGTGGGTCATACAGCACGGCAAGACAACACTTTATTGAAATGATCACCGAGGGTGGTCACGGAATCAATCGACCCATGAATGATGCTGAGATTCTCGCACAGCACAGTGATTTGACGCAAGACGAAATCACAAGTATGCGTGCTGCGTATCAAAGAAATATCACTCGAAGACCATTTAAACTTCCAATTGAAATTACAGGTTTGAACTTTCCTGAACGGGAACTTGAAACTATTCAAAGATACTTGGGTGAGTTTTACGAAGAGGTTTCTTCAAGAAAACCTTATAGAGAAAGCGGTGCAAGAAAAAATATTTTTGTTCCGAAACAATATTCACAAAATACAACCGGATCGGCGGTCGGACGAATTGGAACCATACCCGGAGCGAATCCAAAGCCGGGATCATTTTGGTATGACAACAGAGAAGGAAAACTGTTTGCCTACCTCAATGACGGAAGTGGAAGCACTTTGAATTTTTGGGTGGAGGTGGGCTAATGCCGGGTGTCGCAAGAGACTCTGATGCGTGTGGTGGTTCAATCATCGGATCAGGATATACAGTTTTTGTAAACGGAAAACCAGCCGCGTTAGTTGGTGACCCGATCACTCCTCATGGTGACTCACCTCACACCACATCACGATTGGTCAGTGGGTCAGGGAGCGTATATTTTCAAGGAAAGTCCGTGGCAAGAAGTGGAGATGTCGCAAATTGTGGTCACAGCATTTCTTCATCTTCGACAAACGTAAATGCAAACTAAGGAGTAAACATGCCACTTATTGATTTAGATTTGTTCAACCCGAGCGGTTGTGAAACACCACCTTTACCATTTTCCCCAGAGCAGATTGAGGTTCTGAAAAGTGTCGTGGATGGAACGGCTTTTGAAAATCCTGTTGCGGGTGTTGTGAATCAGGTGAATAGTGCCGCCGTGGCTGCTGTTAGTAAAGTTGATTCATTGCGGGGAAATGTCAATGATATATTTGGTAAACTACCAGATATCAGTGACGCACTTGAAGATCTATCCGCCCATATTAGTGATTTTTCACAACATGCCGACAGGCTTTCTGGTGTGACTGATGTTGGTAATTTGGGTGACCTTCCCGGTCTTGCAGGTCTTAACTCTTTGGCTTCAAATATTAATAATGTAAAAAACTCAATTGAACAAGATACGTTTGGTGAAGATGTGGTAGATCATTACTCTGCGATGTTTTCAAGCATTCTTGGTCCCGGCTCAACTCTGTTTGAGGGTGCGAACGCACTGATTGAGGGCGACTTAGAGGCGTTCCTTGGTCAAGTAGAAGCCAGTGGTAATGTCAATTTTTCCAAAGCAAATAGCATACTTAACTCTATAAATCAAATCGGAGAGGACATTCAAAATATTATTGAATCTGATAATGATTATGCTCTGGCGGCGATTGATTATTTGGCAAAAGTTTCCCTCGGAACGTCCGTGCTTTCGATGGTCGAAGATCCTTGCTTCGGACAAAAACTTTTACAGCAAGTTGTCAAACCAGATATTAAAGGTTTGTTGAATATTTAAGATACATACTTTCATGGCAAGATACGTCGATATAGATTTGGACTTTACGAGAAACCCGTTGACAAATGATGTTTCTTTGTTGTTTAACAAGGAGGCAGTCAAACGGGCAGTCCGTAATATTGTTCTGACCAATATGGGCGAAAAACCTTATAAAAGTGAATTCGGTGGCAACATCAAAGCACAACTTTTTGAGCAGTTCAATCCCATCACAGTTTTGACTCTCAAGACAAGAATTCAAAAGGCGTTGGAAACGTTTGAGAGAAGAGTCGATCTTCTCAAAGTTGAAGTGACTCCAAACTTTGATCGAAATGAATTGACTGTGAGCATTGTAGTCAAGGTTCTTAATATTCCTGAGCCTGTAACTGTTGATATCACCCTAGAAAGGATCAGATAATGGCTAGCACAAAAAGCCTCTCAGTCAACTCACTTGATTTTACACAAATCAAAACAAACATCAAAACTTTTTTGAAAGACCAATCAACTTTCAAAGATTACGATTTTGATGGATCTGGTCTTTCCGTTCTGATTGACACACTATCGTATGTCACATATTACCAAGGTATTTACAACCACTTTGCCGCAAACGAACTTTTCATCGATACAGCCGTAAAGAGATCCTCTGTTGTTTCACACGCAAAATCACTCGGGTACAATCCAAGGTCAATTTCTGCCGCGACCGCTACTGTTGACATCACAGTAGGTGGCTCTGGCACTTACTTGAGGCGAGGTGATATCTTTAACTCTAGAGAAAATGATATTTCATATAAGTTTTCTCCAGTAAAGGATTACACATCAACAGATGGAAAGATCACGAACGTTGATATTAAACAAGGCACATACAAATCTAAATCTTTCGTGGTTCCAAACTCGCTCGCCAACCAAAGATTTATTTTAGATGATAACAATATTGACACGACCACCATCGAAGTGACTGTGCAAAGAAATATTGGTGATACCGTAGGCATCACTGATGTTTGGAACAATGCATCGAGTATTGTTGAAATTATTTCCACCACCAAAGCATATTTTGTCGAGGAAGATTTTGACGGAAGATATGCTGTCACTTTTGGCGATGGTATCATTGGAGAAAAACTTCAAGCAGGAAACTTTGTCACTGTCACATACCTTGTCACACAGGGTGCGATCGCAAATGGAATCGGCTCAACAGATTCAGAATCGGCAAGAACCTTTTCCTTTGGCACTGGCAACACAGTTGAGGTTGTGGATGCTGCGGCAGGTGGATCACCAAGAGAGTCTCTTGAAAGCATTCGATACAATGCACCTAAATCATTTGTCACGCAAAACAGAGCCGTGACTCAAGACGATTATGAATCCCTTGTCAGGTCAAACTTCTCTGGGTTTGATGCAGTTTACGCTTACGGTGGTGAGGAGGCAAATCCTCCACAATATGGAAGAGTGTTTGTTGCGATCAAACCAACATCAGGTACAAAACTAACGACCACACTCAAAAATTCTATGGAGACTTTTTTAAAGAAAAGATCAAGTCTCTCCTCCACGCCAGTCGTTATTGAATCAACACCTTTGTTTGTTTTGAGTAACACAAATGTTTTTTACAATCCTGCTGAAACTTCGCTCAGTGATTCTTTGTTGAAAACTGGTATTGAAGCGACAATCACAAATTACATTACGCTTCGAACAAATGCATTTAACACTACAGTTTCATCTTCTTTGATCGAAAATGATGTAATCTCAAATTACGATAGTTTGTCTAGCGTCATCAACACCCTCTCTCTTGAGAGAAGATTTGATGCAGTGCCGATCAAGTCGGGCTACGATATTATTTTTAGAAACCCTATTCTTTATCCTCATGCCGGACATATTAGTGCATTGTCTACCAATGAGATTCGCTACACGGATGATGCGGGTTTACAATACTCAGGATTCTTTGATGAAGATGGTAATGGTAGGGTTCGTTTCTACACAGTCGTTGAGGGAGAGCGTTTTTATGTCAACACCAATATGGGGACTATTAACTATGCTACAGGTCTTGTGTCTCTTAGATCAGTTGTAATTGAACCGGGAGTCAACGAAACAGATATCAGATTCAGAGTTAAGATCGCCAGTGGTAGGGCAACCTCAAAAGAATTGTTTGTTTTGGCTTATGATAATACTTACTCACTTTCAAATAATGTAAATGTGTTTAATCAAAATGATCCCGCTGCTAGACCTGAGCCAGAAACGATTTTCGTGACCACGGGACCAAACACCGCCGTTCCAGTTGAGGCTGTCACTTTCACTGAAACGGGAGTGCCACAAGTATCCTCCTACGTTCCGTTGACAGGGGAAGGTAGTGGCACTTACACGCCGACCTCTACCACGCCCGCAACGACCGCCGTTGGGGATGTGTCTGCGTCTGTGACCCCCGAAATTCCGAGTGTCTCAGTGGTTCAGACTCCTAGTCCCTTGGGCGGCGGAGGTTATTAATGTCACTGTTTAGTCCCTTTCACTTACAAAACCTTGATGCATATCAAGCCGTACAGGGAGCAACCCTGTCCACGGACGAGG